GCACCAACTCCTGCACCATCAGCAGCACCAACTCCTGCACCATCAGGAGCACCAACTCCTGCACCAACTCCTGCACCATCAGGAGCACCAACTCCTGCACCAACTCCTGCACCAACAACTCCTGCACCTACGCATACCTGTAACTGTTACTTAATAACTAATGAAGGAGCAGATCCTACAGGAACGTATAGTTACGTAAGATGTTCGGACGGAGCAACAATATCACCGGTTTCTATAGCGTTCGGGGATGCAGATAGAGTATGTGCTAGAGCGTTACCAGTAGATCTAGCATCTGGATTAACAATTTCTTCACTAGGTTCAAGTTGTACTGATAATGATGATTGTACATTAGCAACTCCTGCACCTACAACTTCACCTACACCAAGTCCAACTCCTGCACCAGTAGCTACTCAACCGCCAACTCCTGCACCATTAACTACTAGTGCACCAACAACTCCTGCACCTACAGATGCACCTACACCATCACCGGTATCTTTTGACTATGCAAGATATCTAGATTGTGATGATCCAAGCAACTTGTTAGATGTTTACGGTACTGTTGGTACTACATTCCCTAACGTGTTAAAATCCGGAGCAGTATGTTTCACGTATGATAGTGCTGCCGGCTCAGGTGTAGATGGACTTTATACTTCATTTACTTCATACACTAGCTGTGAAGATTGTCAAGGTACTCCAGCACCAACACCTTCTCCTACACCGGCTCCTGCTGCACCAACTCCTGCTCCAGCTACTCCTGCACCAAAAATTCCAATATAATTGAAAAACAGTATTTATAAATAATGCCACAAGATATAAAATTTTGCTTTAGCGGTTCACTAGGAATAGATCTTAACTCTGGATCTACGTTTACTGCTGTGCCTCCTTCTGGGTCTGCTACTTTCACAAGCAACGGACTACCGGCTACAGGGATTACTAGCTCTTCTTTGGCAAACTGTGTAAATCTTACTTTCGATAATGATAATATTACAACTACAAGGTTTATAGTTGAAAATGGCGAATGTTCTGGTTCATCTGTAAATGCAAACTGGATCTTAATAGTACCTACTCCTGCACCTACTCCAGCACCAACACCTAGTCCAACTCCTTCACCTACTCCAGCACCAACACCTAGTCCGACAAATGCACCTACACCTAGTCCGACTAGTGCACCAACAACTCCTTCACCTACTTCAGCACCAACACCTTCTCCTACTGATGCACCTACACCTAGTCCAACTGATGCACCAACAACTGCTGCACCTACCCCATCACCGACTGATGCACCAACACCAGCTCCAACAACAGGAACACCAGCACCAGCAACTCCTGCACCTACTCCTAGCCCAACTGATGCACCTACCCCATCACCGACTGATGCACCTACTCCTAGTCCAACTGATGCACCTACTCCTAGTCCAACTGATGCACCTACTCCTTCACCTACAGAAGCACCAACAACTCCTGCACCTACTCCTAGTCCGACACTATCGCCAACACCGAGTCCAACACCTGCTCCGGTAACACCGTGCCACAGTATAAGCGTATACCAAGATACAACAGCACCTTACGGTTGTTGTGGTTCCCCACAGTATACTGCTAAAGCAGGGTACTTTAATGCTTCTAGCTTAGCTTCGGCTACTAGATACTATACCGGTTTAGGCTGTTCAACATTAATGAGCGGAACAAAATATGTAACTGCTGAGTTTGATACATCAGTGTTCTACACATTTATAAACGGTGTGAAACAGGGAGGTGCAAGTACTTGTACAGCAGTAATAACAAGTGAATGTGAATAATAAAATATGAGACTAGCAGATTTTCCAAATTTTAACCCAGGTGATAGAGCACTATCACTAATATACTACAGTACAGGTAGCGTGTGGACTGTTAGAGAAGTAAATATAAATGTTACTAGCGGACAAAATTCAAATCTATACACAGTATTACAGAATGTAACTAGTTTTGCATTTACTATTAATAACGTTACTTATGCAACTAGTGTTTTGTCTACAAATCAAAAACCTAATTTTTTTAACTACGATATAAGTAATTTTTCTATACCTATAGGTTCAACCGTAACATCAGTAGACTTCTACGACACTACACTGATACCAGGTCCTAACCTTATAGGATTTAATAATAGTGAATTTGACGTACTAATTTCAAACGCTAATGAGAATAGAACTAGTGGGTATATATACGAGGTAGATAGATCATCACAATATATTATACCTAACAACTATAATAATATAATTTCAGAATCAGCAGTATATGCACAAGTACCAGATTCTAATTATACTTCTAAAGGAATTTTAAGAAGCAGGTATGAAGGATCAGAAACAACAGTAGAGGACTACGGTGTTGAACCGTTAATAGCAGGTAAAGTTTTTGACGGTGCTGAATATTTAAATTCTGCATCAAATAATTTTATATGTTCTCAATCATTAGACGATAGAAGTATAGAGGAGTATTTATTCACAATACCTACAGGATCGAGTAATGATAGTGAGACACCTACAGTAAACTCTAAAATATTTGAATTTGAAGGTAACAAAATTTTACCAATACCTGATAAGAAAATTTGGATAAAAGACAATCAACAAATAATAGAAACTAACATAAACGGTATAGTAGTAGGATCTATTACACAATGTACAATATAAAACATTAAATTAATATATTTATATAAAAGAATAAAATTATGGGATATTTAAATAATGCTGTCGTAACAGTCGACGCGATCTTAACAAAGAAAGGAAGAGAGCTCTTGGCAAGAGGAGATGGCTCTTTCAAAATTACTCAATTTGCCCTTTCGGACGATGAAATTGATTATACACTATACAATACATCACATCCATCTGGATCGGCGTTTTACGGCGAGGCTATAGAAAATATGCCTTTGCTAGAAGCTTTTCCTGATGAAAATCAGATAATGAAATATAAGCTTTCAACACTGCCTAGAGGTACATCAAAACTACCTTTATTAGAAGCAGGGTATTCAGCAATTAGATTAAAACAAGGAGCATCTCTTGCAATCACTCCTCAAACGCTGAATTATTTAGGAGCAACTTCAACTTATGAAGCCGGCGGATATACAGCAACTATTGCTGATGTAAGAGTATTGTCTAGCTTTACAGGTGTTGGTGTAAATACTGAAGAAGCAGAAAGGTTAAATAGTACAACTACTATAGGAACTAACGTTTCTAAAACAGTAATCGGTACTTCTGTTAACCTTACCGCTACAACAGTTAATACTTTATTTGGATCCAGAACTCAATTACAGACAACAGTAACGTTGATAGGTAGAGATTCAGGTGCAAGGGTAAACATACCAGTAACTATAATCAAAGTAAATAATTAATCATGTCATTCAAAAGATTAGATCAAGAAGATATAGTGATAAGTGCTGATTCAATTACAGCACCAGCGTGGTCGAATAATAAGACTACTCTTATTTCATTTTTTACATCATCAGCACAAGTTTCAAGAACTAGCGGTGATTATTATTTTAATGTGTACAAAGACAATTTTGCACAAACAGCATCAGCTGATATACAGTTTTCACTTGCGTACGGAAACCTAAACGGTAGTGGTTCAATACCATTTAATCCCGGAGTAACTGGATATGCACCTTCACAGGTAGTATACAAACAATTTAGAAACCTTATTAACGGTACTGAAGAAACTAACTTAAGTTTTGCAGGTACTACTGTTAAATCTGTATATGCTATTTCTGTAGAAAGAGCTAGGTTTAAAGAAAAACTTTTACCAGGCTCTCTACTTTTAACTTTAGCTACTACAGCAGGTACTATGAGCCTGACAGACAACAGTAACTACGTAACTACCGTTACTTACGGAGATTCAGGAAGAGAGTTTGAATTAGTGAGTGCTAGTAGCGGAGGAGTAAGAGTAACTACTAATAACGGATTAGACGGTATTAATGGATATAATGTAGTATCTGGATCATATGGTAAATTTTTACCAGATATTGGAGTTATACTACTAAATGGTGATGCATTAGATCTAGCACCTGTAAGTGGAGGAATAAGCTTAGGTACTTCTACTTCTATCGTATCAAACGGTGTTAATACTACTAAAGCATTTAACGCTATAGATACAGGTAATAACTTTACTTTAAGATCAGAGGAAACAGTATCGTCGAACTATATTTTTGTAAGAGCTAGAAACAGTGAGTTTAACTACTCAACTAACCCTTCTAATATAACAGGTTCAGGTGAATTAAGACACAACGTTATGATTGATACACCTCAAGGGTATATTACCTCTGTAGGACTCTATAACGATAATAACGATCTATTAGGTATTGCAAAATTATCTAGACCGTTACTTAAAGATTTTACAAAAGAAGCATTAATTAGAGTGAAGCTTGATTATTAATGAATGGGAGCTTGGAAAAATTTAAATCAACAAGACGTATACGTTACATCGTATACAGCTAAAAAGAGTTGGAATGTTGCAAGTGGCAGCCTTACCAGACAAGGTATACGTCATTACCAAGCAGTAACAAGCTCTACATCCGAATACTACCCTCAGAATTTAGACCTATTTGGAGGACCAACAAGTAGTTCTTCTGATAGTAAGTACCACAGACGATTAGTATATAACAGTTTAGCACAGCTCTACTTCAGACCCTACACTAGCGGTTCAGGATTACTGGAACAATCAAGTAGTTACTATACGTATTTAGATTCTAGTTTAAACACCGGGTCTAGATCTTTAGGTGATAGAGCTACTGTATATTCAATACCGAGAAATAAATTCGGTACACACATAGAACCAGGGTCTCTAACTATAGGAAAAAAAGTCGTATATGTATCAGCAAGCTATGCAAGCCCAGGTTACATAGCGACGGGTAATAAGCTATTTGACGATGGGGAAGGAATTTTAAGAAAAAACAGCATTTCAGGTTCTGTTGGAGGTACAGTTATTTATCCCCACGGACAGATAATAGTTACCGATCACCATACAAGTATAAACTACGACGATGATACTCTTCAAGAAGTAAACTGGAAATCAAACGTACCTATTTATACATATAACTACACTGTAAGACTGTCAGACAACGAGTTTAACTTTACTCAAAATCCTTCAGCATTAACAGGTAGTGATAATAGTTTGAAAAACAACGTTACTGGTTCAGGTTTTCAACCGTACATTACAACAGTTGGACTATACAACGACAGTAACGAATTAATAGCAGTAGCAAAATTAGGAAAACCATTACCTAAATCTAGAAATACAGAAACAACAATACAAATTAAATTGGATATATAAAATGGGAATAACATTAAGAAATACAAAAGGAGTTGAGTTAAGTTATAACGAGCTAGATACTAACTTTGCAGAGCTATATAATTCAAGCTCAATAAGCGGTACTAGTATAAGTTTATTTTCTTACGGCACAGGAAGCTTTACAGCGGTAACTCATTCAATGACCATAAATACAGGATCGACCTTAACTTTATATTCTGAGTCTGGTTCAACAGGAACAGTAACTGGAACATTTGTTGTATCAGGATCTAGTAATATGACAGGGAACCTCACAGTAGACGGTACTTTAACAGCAACAGAGCTGGTTACAAATATAGTAAGTTCCTCTATTACGCTTACATCAGGTAGTAATATATTCGGTGACGAAGCATCAGATAAACATGAATTTACTGGATCGGTTGAAATTACAGGAAGAACTAAAATAGGTAATAATAACTCTTTAAACCATTCTATAACCGGTTCAACTGGAGTTTCTGGTAGCCTATCTGTTACAGGTAGTATAAATCAGGTAGGAACTTTAAATGTAACAGGAGATTCTACGTTAACAGGTAATACAACTCTTACTAACTCTGGAAGCACATCAGTAACTATCACAGACGGGTATATAATATTAACAGAAGTATCTCAAAGTTTAAATTTTGCAGACGACACTGCAGCAGCAGCCGGAGGAATACCTTTAGGAGGTTTATATAGAAACGGAAACTTTATACAAATTAGAACATCGTAATGTCTAGAAACTACTCTGAATTTTCTGGTTCTTTAATAGTAACTGGGTCAGTTACAGCATCTTTAGGATTCTATGGACTCACTACTACTTTAAGCGGATCATCTCAAGTAGACCATGATGCTACTACAAATTTTGTAGTTAATGAACATATTGACCATTCAGCTGTAAGTATAACAGGTACAGGAGGAGTAACAGGCGGAGGAGATATAACTACAAGTAGGGCCTTAACACTTAATACAAGCGACTCTCAATTTACAGGTGGAGTATTAAATTATATAAATACATTAGGAGTACTATCTGGTTCTAACGCTGACCATGCTACAACTGGTAGTAATATATTTTCAGGTTCTCAAAACATAACAGGATCGCTTATACTAACAGGTAGTGCAGAAATAGACGGACTATTAACCGTATTAGGAACCGGTACATCTCAATTTACAAGCCATTTACAGTCCCACTGTTTAGGTATCGGAACATCTCCATCTGGGGTATCTGGAGAAATTAGAGCAACAGGTGATATAACAGCTTACTACTCTTCAGATGAAAGATTGAAAGCGGATATAAAACCTATATTAAACGCTACGGACAAATTAAAAAAGATACAAGGAGTAGAGTTTAATTGGATACCTAGAGAAGATATACATTCTAACGAAGGACATGATATAGGAGTTATAGCGCAAGAAGTAGAAAAAGTTTTACCAGAATTAGTTATTACTAGAAAAAATGGTTATAAAGCTGTTAAGTATGACAAATTAGTAGCACTACTTATTCAATCTAATAAAGAATTATTAGAAAGAGTAGAAAAATTAGAAAGTAAATAGTTGTACTATTTAATATTTTTTCGTATATTAATAAAAAACTGTTATGATTACTTTAATAGAAAATTTTGTTTCAAAAAAAGACTGTAAGTATATTATAGATCTCATAGATAAAAATCACGTTAGATCACAAGTAGCAGGTACGGACAGAACAAAATCTACAGAATCAGATTTCCGCACTTCTTCTACATGTACTTTTTCTTCTGATGATAAAGTTGTTGAAAAATTAAAAAATAAAATAGCAGCATATTTAGATTTAGATATAGAAAAAGGAGAAGATCTTCAAGGACAGTTGTACGAACCAGGACAGTATTTTAAAGCACATACTGACTACTTTGAAGGAGATTCTTATTACAACCACTGCTTAGCATCAGGAAATAGGACAAATACATTGATGGTATTTTTAAATGACGATATGGAAGGAGGAGCAACTAGTTTTCCTAACTTGGGTAAAACAGTTAAACCTAAGACAGGGATGGCGGTAGTTTGGGACGATATAGAAAACGGGGAATTACAACCAAACTCTTTACACGAAGGAACAGAGGTTTTAAACGGTAAAAAGTATATCATTACTTCCTGGTGGAGAGAGAATAAATGGCAACCAGCAGAAGATACTAGACTTTCAGGTGAGTACTGGCAAAATAAAGATAACAGGTCTAAAAATTTAATTACATATAGATCAAAAGAAGACCTTCCAAAAATAACTGAGTTAGGTTTTAAAGTCACTACTTGTCCACCAACTGCATGGGGTATTATTCAAGACGCATACAGACTACTTAAAAATAGCCCTGTACCTGAACAAGGTGTAGGTAGAGAAATATTAGACGGAGGTGAAATTCCTGCAGAGATGATGTCTTTTGATGGTTTAACTAGTATAAGGGATTTACTTTTACAAGAGCTAAAACCTATTCATCAAGAATTCTGCGGCGGGTTAAATATTGAACCTGCAGCGTTATACGGTATAAGATCGTATAATAAAGATGCTACATTAATAAACCATACAGATAGACTTGAAACACATCACGTATCTAGTATTATTATTGTAGATAAAGATCTTGATTGTGGTTGCAATCAAACAAAAGGAGTACCTAACGACTGGCCGCTTGAATTCCAAGATCATAACGGTGACTGGCACCAAGTTTATGCTGAGATAGGAGAAATTATACTCTACGAATCAGCAACATGTATGCACGGTAGACCTACTCCATTTAAAGGTAATTACTTCAGAAATTTCTACACTCATTATAGATTAGCAGACTACATATACCAACCGGATTAAGTATGGACTATATAGTTGTAAGTACTAGCAAATGCAAGTATCAAGAATGGCAGATTAGGTGTTTATACTGGTCTATGCTTAAGACCAACCAGGAAGGTAAACTTATACTTCTCTTATCTGACGATATTAACCACGCCGGAGAAACTACAGACTTTAATTTTGACCCCTCTATAGAAATACACGAACTACCCGACTGGGCAAAAGAATGGGAAATTAATGAAGGAGAATGGTGGGGTGGAATCCCCAACAAGTATGAAGCTATAAAATGGCTTACAGATAATAGAGAATTTAACCCTGACGATACTCTACTATTTCTAGATCCTGATATGATATTTTTGGAGCCTATAAATTTATTCCCTAATGAAAATCAAATTATAGCTCAAGAATGGATTGATGCTTACAGGGATTCCGAGAGAAAAGCTTTTATGTACCCATTTGCGTTGAAGTTTAGTACCTTAGTAAAGTTTGTTGACACATATAAAGAAAAATGCATCAAGTATAGGAAAGACACAAGAGAATGGATTTCAGAAATGTACGGATTAGATGATGCTGCAGTTGAGCATAATATAGATATAGAGTACATAGAAAATCTAGGTAGATGCACAGCCTGGAATAAAGATGAGTCTAAGAACCTAGCTTCTATTATTCACTACCCTAATCAAATAGATACAATAGAAGGGGATAAAATATTTTTTAAACAAGACTATACTTTTAATCCAAACGAAGTTATAGAATGTTCAAGATCTAGAAATTTATTTGATAATATGCTTCTTTCGAATATAGATCAAGAAAGAACTAATTACAGGTACTATATACAGACAAACTCAGAGCATATTTTTAAATTTTATACCGGTGACGATGGGTATATACTATTTGAAAAATGGCCAGGTGGATTCAATAATATAAGAATGTCTTTTGAATTAGCGGCCTGTATAAGTTATCTTTTAAATAGAACATTAGTGATTCCTACTAAACAGTCCTATTATTTACTAGAAGGAGAATGTAGTTTAGAAGACTTCTTTGATTTTAATGATTTAGGTATTAAATGGTTAGACTACGATGAATTTGCAAAAATAGAAAATAAAGTAGAAAAGTTTAATGAAATAAAAGAAATCTGTCAAGTATTTGATACCCCTACGGATAATTTAGTTTATAATTTTGAACCTTTAGCGCCTCCTCAAAAATTCTTAAAAGGTAGAAAATATATTAATATGTTTGATGAAATTGACAACAGGTATGTCTATTTTGACAAAAACCTATTAGGGAATTTCTACCAGATACTTTATACTAAACAGATAGAGCAGTTAAAAGAGTTAGTGTGTAATCATTTAAGATTTAAAAATATTATTTTTGATATTAGCTGGTTGTTTATAAACGAGTTAGGAGATCAAGAGTATTATTCAATTCATGTAAGAAGAAACGATTTCCAATATAAAGACTTACATATACCATGTGAAACTATTTATGAAAACATAAAAGATCAAGTTCCTAATGGTTCTAAACTATATATAGCTACTGATCATCAAGATAAAGAATTTTTTAAACCGTTAATAGAAAAATATGAGGTACACTTTTACGATGATATAGTTAGTAAATACCCATACGTAGATATACAGAATAATTGGATCCCTATAATTGAAAAACTAATATGTTCTAGAAGTAAAAGCTTTATCGGTACAAAACTTTCTACTTTATCATCTTATGTATATAGATTGAGAGGGTATATGAATGACATTGCAGATACTAGATATTTAATAACCACAGAACCGTATAGTCAAAAAAATGATAAAATGTTTGAAGAAACACAGCAAATATACGGAGGTTGGGGAAGAGAGTTTTTAAATGTATGGAGCGTTGATAAGAGTAGAATTTTTGTATCTATAGCAAGCTATAGTGACTCAGAAATATTCAATACTTTAAAAAGTTTATATAAATATGTGTCTAACCCAAATAGATTAACTGTTTGTGTAAACTTACAAGATACGGAATCTACGTACGAAAAATTAAAACAGCTTAATTATAAAAATCTTAAAATTATATTTACTAAAAAAGAAGATGCATCAGGTGTAGTAGATGCACGAAATAAAATTAAAGATTTAATTAATAATGAACCTTATTTCCTACAGATAGATTCTCATTCTAGATTTAAAAAAAATTGGGATATAATTCTAATAAACCAGTACAACTCTATAGAAGAACCTAAAGTCATACTTACAACGTATCCAAATGAGTACCACGTACCTGATGATGAAGAAAAGTATCTTGAGCTACCTTATAATGCACCGCTTAGAATTAATAAGTTTTTATACCCAGACTCTGAAACCGATAACAGATGTAAAGCTGGTAATTATCCCTCACATAAAGAAATGACACCTTTTAAGACTGAATGGTGTGCTGCTGGATTTTTGTTTACTAGATCATACTGGACAAAAGAGGTTAGACTACCTAATTCTATAAGATTTTCCGGAGAAGAGGATTTCCAAACATTTATAAGCTACTTAAAAGGGTGGAATTTAAGGACATGCTCTGAAGCAGTAGTTTGGCATAACTATAATTATAAGACCTCTGATACGAACACACCTTACAGGGAGCATAATACTAATTTAAATAATACTGATAATTCTGTTAAACTGCTTAATGACGCTATAATGGAAGAAGGACATGAGAGGACTTTGCAAGATTTAGAAGAATATTTTAAAATTAAGCTCAAGCTATGAAGAACACTATATTTGTAGCTATAGCTAGCTATATAGATTACGAGATTAGACACACTATACTAGACTGTATAAACAAAGCTAAACACCCAGATAATTTACTGTTTTCAATTTGCCTACAATATAATGACATAGATAAGACTAATGAACATTGTGTAGATGATTTAGTTAAAAAGTATAACATAGTAGTAGATAAATATTACTATAAAGATTCAAAAGGAGGTTGCTGGGCTAGAAATATAGCACAACAAAATTATAATGGAGAAAAATTTTCACTACAAGTTGACTCTCATTCTAGATTTATAAAAGGATGGGATGAAATAGTTATAAAAGACTATAAAGATTTAAAGGAGGCGGGTGTAGAAAAGCCATTAATATCTTTTTTACCGCCCTGTTACTCAAGAGACGATGAAAAAGGTATAGACTTAAGCTTGGACTACTTAGATGATATATCTAAATTAAATATTCCTATTATAAGTAGTATATCTCACCAATACTGGCCTGTGTACGGAGGTTATAACAATATACAAGACACTAATTTTAGACCTGTAAATATAAAGGTACTATACGGAGGATTTATATTTAGCTCAGGTAAATGGGTTAAGGAAGTAGAACAAGACCCACTACACTATTACACAGGAGAAGAATTTGCTTTAGCTATAAGATCTTATACTCACGGATATGATATTTATACACCTAGTCAAATTATTGCATGGCATAGAGCTCATCCAAAAACACCGGATAAACACTATAATACTAACACAGAAGAAGTTGTACATAAACATTCAAGTGTTGCTATGGAGAGATTAAAAAAGTTAGTATTTGAAGAAGATTTAGGTAGCTACGGTTTAGGCTCGAAACGTACATTAGCAGATTATGAGAATTTTGCTAATATAGATATTAAAAACTGTAAAGTACTTAATGTTTAACATAGCTATATATACAGGTCACAATGCTTCTATAACATTAGCTAAAAATGGTCAAGTTTTAGAAATAGTAGAAATAGAACGTTTTACAAATACTAAAAATGCCGGACTTTTATGGTATATACCTGCTTATGAACCTTTAGAAGTAATTTCAAGAATATTACAGTATTTTAAAATTAAGTATAAAGCCACAAGGTATTTAAATTTAATTGCAAATCAAGATGATATAAGAGCACTTTCTAGATTGTTAGATTCTGAAAAAGGTATCTTAAAATATTTTAGTGCTGAAAAATTAATAGAGGTATTTCACCAAGAAGGACACGCAGCAGGTGCATTTTATCAATCAGATCTGTATGATGCTATTATAATATCGTTTGATGGAGGAGGTAATGATGGCTGTTATAATTACTATAGCTGTAATAGAAAAAATGGACTTAAACTTATTGATAAGAACTACGATTACAATATAGGAGAAAAGTATGCTGAAATAGGACACCATTGTAATTCAATAAGAAAAGATACTTGGTTAAATGCTTATTTAGTGTATGCCGGTAAATTAATGGGGCTAGCCGGGTATGGTGAAGTAGTAGAAGAGTACGTTGATGTACTGCAAGAATACTACAAAGGACACCATATGACTAAACAAACAAGATATGAAAATTATAAATACCTAAAAGATAAACTAAAACTCCCAGACGAACTTTCCGGTGAATTAGAAAAAAATATAGTAAGAACATCCCAACATGTATTTGAGGATATTTTTATGAACACTACTACTCATATTAGAGAAATAGCAAACAATAATCTAATTCTGACTGGTGGTTGTGCATTAAATATACTTAATAACACAGCTGTTAACAACCAAATAAAAACATTTGTACCTCCCAATCCAAATGATTGCGGACTTTCTTTAGGGTTTATGCTACACTATCTACAACCTTCAGAACAGGTAGACGTAACATATAAAGGACCAGAGGTATGGGATAAACAGACATTATCAGAACACCTTTATAATACTAATGCTTCTATAGATACAGATAGACTAATCGAAGATTTATTAAAAGGTAGTATTATAGGAATAGTAAATGAAGGTTCTGAGATAGGTCCTAGAGCTTTAGGTAATAGAAGTATAATATGTTACCCCGGCATTGAAGATATGAAAGGTATATTGAACGAAAAAGTAAAAAATAGAGAGTACTATAGACCTTTTGCTCCGGTAGTTAGATTAGAAGACGTAAATAAGTTTTTTGAATTTAATCAAGAATCAAGATGGATGTCATTTTCTCCTAAAGTTAGACCGGAATATAAAGATAAATTAAAACCTATAACTCATGTAGATGATACTGCTAGAGTGCAGACAGTTACTCAGGGACAAAATGAATACCTTTATGAACTGTTAACGAAGCTAGATGAAAAGACAGGTATTGGAGTACTTTTAAATACATCTTTTAATGTAGCAGGTAAGCCTATATTAAACACATATAGAGATGCTTTTTACCTGTTAGAGAATACTAGGCTCGACGGGTTAGTGTTAGAAAAATATTATATAAAAAAATAAAATGGATATAGGAAATTTAGCTAGGTTTGCACCATCAGGACATAGACGAGCATTACACTCATTAATATTACAGTATATAGTAATGGTAGAAGAACTTAGAAATTACATACCGGATGAGGATGTTCAACCTTATATGGACCTTTCTGGTAAAATTACTGGGTTTCATAGTATAGAAGATAAATATTTTCAAACTAATCCTTGGGATAGGTATTTTATACAGCCCCAACCAGCTCCTAATCTTCTATTTAGAATGGAACTAGTAGGTGCACCATACGACCATAGCCTGCACATATATCAAAAATCAGTTGAAGAATTAAAAATACATTCTAACACGGTTAAAAACTATTTAAAAGTTAGACCGCATATTTTAAAAAAAGTAGAAAATTTTATACAGAAGCATTTTGAAGGTAAAGTAGTAGGTATACATATAAGAGGTACTGATAGTTTTTTTGACAAAGGAAGACCCAATCTACCAATAAGTTATTTTGAAAAACTTATCGAAAACAAACTAACTGACTACGGTAGAGTATTTGTAGCTACTGACAATTTATTTGTAATTAATAGACTTCAAGAAAAATTTAAAAGTAAAATAATTTTTTATTCTAGTACTAGATTAGATATCAGTTTTGAAAAAGTAGCTTTACACGAAACTATCTTTAATGAAGATAATATTGATTACGGTGAGCAAGTTTTAATAGAGTCTATTTTATTATCAAGATGTGATTTACTTATTAGACAACAGTCTAACGTTTCCACATATTCGATACTTCTTAACCCCAACATCGATGTACACCAATTTGATTTACCGTTTTGGGAACCATGGCACTACCATAGTCATAGCCCACAGTCATTAGAAATTAGAAAAAAAAATACTGAAAAACTTTACTATAAACCAAACCTTCAAGTTGACGATATAGGTTATTACCAGAAAGAATATACTAAGCTGCATACCCTACTAACAGAGAAAGAACACTTAGCAATAGGAAAAGACATAAGAGTGTATATTTATAGTAAAGAGCACTTAGATGCTATAAAAGACTATTTCTATAATAAATAAAAAAGTATGTTAGAAAAAATTAAATTAGATTTTGACTACAGTTATTTTCTTCCACCTAATCAGGACTATAACGCACATAAAGGATCGTGTCTCTCGTACCAAAGAGTAGAGCAGAACGATTTATACACAGAATACGGTGATGGGTACTCTTATGATGAAAACAACACTGTTATACAGCAGCTTTGGTATGATCCGGAAGACAAAATATTTGAAGGATGGGAAGATAAATTAAACATGGAGATTAAAACAATATCTACTATTATGCAACCTCCTGGCAACGTAATAACACTACATAGAGATACATTCTTTAAATTTAAAAAATTATACCCGGACGACAAGAGAACAAAAGTTAGATTAAATATGTACCTTGAAGACTGGAAAATAGGTCATATGATTCAGTACCAAGACATTCACGAAAACAATAAATGGAAAACTTCTGTTGATTGGAAAGCAGGGGAAGCTTGGCTATGGGACAGTTCAGTACTACATCTTTCAGCAAATGCTGGTCAAAAAGATAAATTTACAATGCAAGTCTCGGGTTTTTATAGGGATTAAATGTGGTTACATAAAGGAAAAGTTATAGAGAGCATAGAAGAAATGCCTAAAAATACATTTGGTTTTATCTATGAAGTGATTCATAATCCAACCGGTGATAAATACTTAGGTAAAAAAGTACTTCAATTTAATAGAAAGTTACCTCCACTCAAAGGTCAAAAAAGAAAAAGAAAAGTAGTTAAAGAATCTGATTGGAAAACCTATTACGGTTCACATCAAACTATTAAACAGCTTTTAAAAGAAGGTAAACAAGAAGAGTTTTCAAGAGAAATCTTACAGTTTGTACCTACAAAAAAGCTTCTAACATATTTTGAGTGTAAATACCTATTTATAAAAGAGGTACTTGAGCACGGAGAATACATTAATGATAATATATTAGCCAAGTTTTACCGAAAAGATTTTAACTATGAAACTGAGTCAGATAATACTTAAGGAAGAAAAGAACTGCGGATGTGGACAAACACCTTGTATCACATATGGAGTTAATGAAGAAAAAGGAGTATCAAGAGAAATACTTTTAAAATTAGTTAATAACATAGGACCAGATAGATTTGCAGAAATTATTACTGATTTAAAAGATGAAAACCTCCAGGATCAAATTGTAGCAGCATTTAAGATGTATAAAAAAGATGGCTCATCATTTATAAATCCTAACGTATTAAAAGAAAAAAAATAAATTATGATTAAATTAAGAGAAGTAGTAGGATACCCATCACTACAATACCACTTAGACAATGGTCTCTCATTACACGAGCATGTCTACCGTTATAACTCTGAGGCATTTATACAATTATTTGCCGAAGCAAGAGAAGCCGTTAGAAACGGTGATATTGAGTTAAGTGAAGTAGATCAAGAGTTATTAGAGACTACTGATATTGGAGAATATGCTGAATACAATGGTATGAGAGTACCTTTAGATTTACCTATGGTATCTCCTAATTATAATCCTTTATTTGAAATAGGTGCTCTTATCGATCAAATGATCGAAAATGATGACCTAATCGATGAAGCAGCTTCCATAGATGAAATGATTGATTATGAAATGATCAAAGAATTAGTTGAATCTATAGGAGGTAACATAAACATGGACAAACTAAGAAAAGCAGTCAGTCTTCAAAACGAAAGTTTTGACTACAATGGTTTTGAAATGCTAAAAGCATCAGTTGATTATATTCCAGAAGCAGAATATAGAGGAAAAAAAGTCGCACTTAACAAACCTAAAAGAGGTGGAAGTAAAAAATTCTACGTCTATGTTAAATCAAAAAAAGGAAATGTAAAAAAAGTATCATTTGGTGATACTGGTCTTTCAGTTAAGTTTAAACAAAAAGGAGCAAGAGCTTCATTTGCAGCACGTCATAAATGTGCTCAAAAGAAAGATAAAACAAAAGCAGGTTATTGGTCTTGTAATATAGGCCGTTATTGGAAATCACTAGGTGGATCATCAAACTTCTCAGGTTACTGGTAGACCGTATTCTGAAAAACAGGAAAACGGTTATATAATAAGAGAGTTCTTAGAAAATACTCCCTCATTTGAATTCGTATGGCATAGAGATAAAGAAGATAGGTATATAGAACCTATACACGGTACTGATTGGAAATTTCAATTAGATAACGATATACCACGTACATTACAGAAAAACAAACTATTTATACCTAAAGAGACTTATCATAGGTTAATTAAAGGAACAGGTGATTTGACTCTTAAAATTTATAAACTATGACCGAAGGTTTAATCATATCGATAATGCTCTTAGCAAGCATATTCATTATATTTAAAAATATAAAAAAACCTGGATGTCATAAATGTAACTGTGGTAATGAAACTGAGTAGTATAATATTTGAAAATAGATTCGACCAACAAGCTAAAAAACTTGAAGGTGAATTACAAGCCTCTCATAAAAATCCAAATATAAGAGTGTCAATGGGGTATTATGCTGAAGATGGACCTAAAGCATCTAAAGGGTTTGGTAAAGTAACATTTATTCAAAATAGTACTGTTGATCCAACACAATGGAAAAATTTAAAAAATATTTTAAGAGCAAAAGGATTTGAAATTGAATCAGACAGTAATTACTATGACCAGGATGATGATAGAAAATACTATCCTTCCTTAAAATTTGAATTCGATATATAATGAAGTTATCAAAAGTCATATTAGAAAATAAAAAAGTAGTCGTTAGAAAGCAAATAGACCTGTCTGAAAAAGATATCAACAGTCTTACTGAAGCTATAACTACTAAATTAGAAGACTATTTAGATATAGAAAACAAAGAGATACTTAGAAAAACAGTATCAGCAGCAATTAACGAACTTTTAGAAAACAAATAGTTGTTTTATTGAAATAAAGTTCTTATCTTTCTATTAAGATACGGACTGGTTTATGGACTACACTTTCCTTTTAGGGTCAATAGAAAATATATTGGGTAAAAGTTATAAGAGAGCTAGAGATAACTATGCTTTCCACTGTCCTTTTTGCAATCATCGAAAGCCAAAACTTGAGATTAACTTTCATACAAACGAAAAAGGTCAAAACCCTTGGGAATGTTGGGTATGTCAAACAAGAGGTAGAACTATAAGATCTCTACTAAGACAGCTTAAAACACCCAGAGAAACAGCAAATGAGGTCCTTAAGTACTTACCAAAAGGTACTGAAATACAATTTAAACAACTATCTATAATAGAGTTACCGAAGGAGTATCAACCACTATATTCTGCATCAGGTACATCAATAGTTGCAAACTTAGTCAAAAAATATCTATATGAGAGAGGACTTAACGACAATGATTTTATTAAATATGGCATTGGGTACGCCACTTCTGGAGAATATGGAGGACGAGTCATTATACCGAGTTATAATGGATCCAATCAACTCAACTATTTTATTGCGAGAAGTTATGATGGCAACTACTTTAAATATAAGAACCCAGAGTCTTCCAAAGACATAATATTTTTCGAAAATTTAATTAATTGGAATACACCTATCATTTTATGTGAAGGAGTGTTCGACGCAATGGCGATTAGAAGAAATGCAGTACCAATCTTAGGTAAAAGTATTTCTACCTCATTATATAAGAAAATTATTACCAGCCCGCTAACAGATATTTATATAGCTTTAGATCAAGATGCAAGAAATCGAGCTTTAGAAATGTCACAACAACTACTTAACCAAGGTAAAAGAGTTTATCTAATTGACCTACCTGATAAAGACCCTTCTGAGATGGGCTTCAGAGCTTTTACTGAATTGGTACAACAAGCAGAAGAATTAGATCTATCAAATCTAATGCTGCATAAATTAGACCTATGATAAAACAAGGTATGAACATTCTTAAAGAGAATGCTAAAAATAGATTAGATTTTAACCCTGAATTAAAACAAATTAACTTTCTGGATAGGAGAGTTTATAAAAGGTCGGAAGGAGTATATTACCCGTCCGTAACAACTATACTCCAGTATATGCCCAAGAATAAGTTTTTTGAGAATTGGCTCAAAGACGTTGGGCATACAGCCGACTATATTATGCGTAAGGCAGGTAAAGAAGGTACTCAAGTACATGAAGCTGCAGAACAATTAGTATTAGGACAAGAAGTTTCTTGGATGGACGATTACGGTAATGCTAAGTACTCTCAAATAGTATGGGAAATGATACTTAAATTTGCAGAGTTTTGGAAAACTTATAAACCTGAACTTATATCCTCAGAACAATTTGTATGGTCTGATGAATATAAATTTGCAGGTACAGCAGATATAGTATGTAAGATGAACGGTGAGACTTGGTTGATAGATTTAAAAACATCTAATAGTATTCATAAATCATATGACCTTCAATTAGCTTCTTATGCTAAAGGATTAGAAGAGAGCAGAGATGTAAAAATAGAAAGAACCGGTATACTTTGGTTAAAAGCACACTCAAGAGGTCCGAGTAAACAGAAAAATGTAATACAAGGTAAAGGTTGGAAATTATTACAGATAGATGATATAGATAAAAACTTTGAATTATTTAAACTTATATATGAACTGTATAAATTAGAAAACCCAAATACTGAACCTATTTATAATAGTTACCCAACAACGCTAAAACTATGAAAAATATTTGGATCTTAAGTGTTTTTTTCGTATCTTTATATAGCTGTGACGTATATAATTACAGCAACGATAACAGAGTCGAGAGTATACTTGCTGTAACAGAAGCAGGTGATACTATAGCTGTTCCGTACAAAAAGTTTTTAGATAACAGATATGATAGCTATACTAG